AACTTGTGCGTGTGGTCCAATATATAATCCCGCGTGGAATCGCGGATTTGCGTGTTTTCTTCCATGGCCGTTCGGCTGGAAGAACCCTCGTTCTCCTCGTCTTCACTTTCGTCGTCGCCGCTGCCATCGTCGCTCTGGAAAATGATTTCGCTGTTCACCAGGAAATCATACACGTGGTCAAATGTGAAGTACATGAGCAACACCGCAATGAGGAGGGTGAGCACGTACAGGTTCACCCCGCTCAAGGGAGTCTGGGCCATGAGCAACACATAACATAATGCACAAAGAAGCACCAAATAAAACAACTTGATCAGGAGTTTAGAGAGTTCCATTATAACATACTTCAACATTATTTATTTCGGATAGTTGACGGGATACTTCGAGAAACATGGACTCGTCCATACTTTCGTGAAATTCGCCTTCAAAGGATTCGTGTGGGGGGCACCACACCGTTTCCCTTTGCTTTTTCATCTGTTGAATTCGCAATAACAGAGACAAATAGAAATACTTCAACGCCATGATATGAATATATTCTATCCACGGAAAATATTGGAACTATATGACCAAAAATAAATCCCCACGAAACACTTGGAGCACAAATCCAGCACATTGTAGCCCGTATTTTTCACCGACTCTTTCATCAGATAAAAGATGCCGTAAAACGCCCACAACACAAAAAAGGCCATAAAGAGCATTTGGTTGTTCATGTTGTTTCCGTTCTTGGGCTTCATCAAATACTTGTAATAGAGGAAAGCGTACATGGCTCCGAAGAACCCGAACCCCGCTACATTTGCAACCGGCTTTTGAATCACGTTGCGCTCGCCTAAATATCCCGTGCCGAGCATGCCATAATTCAGGAATAAAATCAGCAAGAAATCTGCGAACTTGACGCCCTTTACCCCGGAATTATACTGAAACGCCAGCACCAACACGAGGAGCATGATGGGGGTGGTGATCATCCAATCCACGTACCGTGTGTCGTTGATTTCGCGCTGCAGCTTTTCCAACTCTTCGTGTTCCCCCTTTTGCTCCCCCACAATGTGCTTCTTCATGGGTTCCAACATGGTCACGAACTTGCCGTAAAAATAGGCCGCGACAATACTGATGCACGTTTCCAAATTCAAAATGTGGCGCATGGGCACGATGGGGGTGCGCAAGGCTTCAATAAAGGTGATTGTGCCTGTTGTCACTAAAAAGGCGCATGTAATATAGAAACTGTAATAGGTGTAAATATCCATGGAGTTTATTATTATATTAGAAGAATATAAAAGTAAATGAATTAAACAAAAGATATTTTAGTTCTATATTGGAAGATGCCTCGAATTGATTTACAACCCAAACTGGACTTTAGCCAAGTGCTCATTACCCCCAAGCGCTCCACCCTCCGTTCCCGCAGCGAAGTGCTTTTGGAGCGGACGTTTACCTTTAAAAACGGCCAAACGTGGACTGGCATTCCGATCATGTGTGCCAACATGTCCACCACCGGAACCTTTGAAGTCTACGATGAATTAAGCAAACATCGCATGATCACCGCCCTACACAAGTTCTACGACTATGCGGATTATGCGCGTCACATTCAACAATGCGACAAAAATGGCACGTCTTTAAACCCCGATTATTTCATGGTGTCCACGGGGATCAGCGACGCGGATTACGAGAAGCTGGAAAATCTGTGTAATCTCATTCCCATCAAGTGGATTTGTATTGACATTGCCAACGGCTACATTCCCACATTGCTGGCGTTTTGTAAAAAAGTGCGCCAGGCGTTTCCCGACAAGATCATTGTTGCGGGCAACGTTGCCACTCCCGACATGGTCAACACCCTGTGCTTGGAAGGCGACGTGGATGTCGTCAAGTGCGGAATTGGTCCAGGGAGCGCGTGCACGACTCGCCTGAAGACGGGGGTGGGGATGCCCCAGCTGTCCTGCATCATGGATTGCGGCGATGCGGCGCATGGAGTGGGCAAGTATATTGTAGGCGACGGCGGGATCACGTGCCCGGGCGATTTAAGCAAGGCCTTTTGCGGGGGGGCGGACTTTGTGATGATGGGCGGCGTCTTTGCGGGCCACGACGAAAATCCAGGCGAAATCATTGAAAAGGTTCTGTCGTATCCGGGCCAACCCAATCGTCTTCAGAAATACAAGTTGTTTTACGGGATGAGTTCCACGCACGCGATGATGAAATTTTACGGAAAGAAGAATAATTATCGCTCGAGCGAAGGCAAGGTCGTGGAGATCCCCTACAAGGGAGCATTGAGCGACACGGTAGAAGATTATTTAGGCGGGGTCCGTTCCACGTGCACCTACATTGGCGCCCGGTGCTTGAAGCACATGCCCAAATGTACGACCTTTGTGTTGGTGAGCCAACAATTGAACAATGTATTTAAATAAACAACGCGTATATAAAGAAATACAATGTTTGCGCATCGATTTGAAAAGCGAATAAAACGGGATATTGATATGATACAGGGGCAATACACTTTATACAAATTGGGGGATATTCATGTGTTTGACGACACGTTTCATTATAAAATCGTCGTGCCTTCCGATTATCCGTTTCGTTGTATTGACTTATATTGTGTTTCAAGAGACAAAAAACACCAAGAGATTTATCACCGCCTCTACAAGCCATGGATTGATTTTTACACTTCTCGTCTTCCGAATTTGCAACAATCGCAACCATGTTTATGTTGTCATAATTTAAATCGTTGTTGGAGTCCACATAATCGCATGCTTCACGTGATGACCGAAGCCAAGGATTTTTATGCGTATTTTCACAAGATCCGTGCCCTTTATTTTGGGGAAAAAATATTGAATTCCATAAATCATTTAAATAATGATAGTATACAATATATATTAAGCTATTTATATGATTCTTGATTGGATTCGCACTCTTTATGTGTTTCACCGGAAGCATTTTACGTATTATTGGCAGGATTTACAGAAAGAATATGGGCCTTTTCCCTTTTTTCAAACAACGTCGGCTTTAGAAGTGCAAGAAGTGCAAGAAGTGCAAGAAGAGACAAAATAAAATGTTGGGGTAGTATATAATGGTAAAAGCACGCACGAGGAAGCAACGAATTGGGGGCACCGATCCTTTGAAGGAAGAGCCTGAAGAGTTTGTGGGAGGCAACGATCACGAAGAACCGGAAGAGTTTGTGGGGGGGTACGAGTACGATTCTGACGAAGAACCAGAAGAGTTTGTGGGCGGCAAAAAGAAAAAGGGTATGAAGAAGGGCAAGTCGGCCAAGCGCGGCAAGGCGGCGCCCAAAAAGGGCAAGACGTCAAAACGTGGCAAGAAGGGCATGAACGAATTCTTCAAGCTTCTTTTAAAGGCGAAGAAGACGGGCGCGGCATTTTTCAAGTACAAGGGAAAGACGTACAAGAAAAAGGTGGGCACGAAGAAGAACAAGAAGCTGGTTATATACAAGAAAGCATAAATAAAAATTGAATGGATACGTCGCAATCAATAGATCCTTCTAGACAATGCCATGAGCAATCACATTTCACATAATTTTCAACAATTACGTGAAATACATCCTTGGACCATTTTCCAATCGTTGTTTCAAAACACACCCGTAGTATTATCACACGATGCGATGATGTATATTTATGATTATTTGGTGCCTATGCACGTGGATTTGAATGCACCCATACGCATATTTTATGAACACAAGGACCGTGACACGTGGGACACCACAATGCGTTCTTTTACCATAGACAGGTTTGATTTTATCTATCAGCTCATGAAAGGCATGTGGTATAAACACATCTTTCATAACAATACCGAAAAAATTATGCCGTCTTTACGGAATGATCAACTCTTTTTCCGCAAGAATCACTTTTTCCAACCCACATTCCCCATTCACATTCAATACATCCAACAACGTCGTTTGTTTTGGCTCGCCTTCTTTATAGAAGTATTTGCCGATTTTCACAAGAGAGAAAACTATTATTGCTTGTATTATAGTCTTGATGCTTGTAAAAACCGAAAGTATAGAGATTGGTTGAATAATAATGTAATGATATAGTATAAGAAGCCAGCTTATGAAACCAGATTCAAAGAAGAGTAGAAAGAGACCCGCAAAAAAGGCCCGAAAAAAGACCCAAAAGAATATGTGGAAAGAGGGCAATATTACAGGCAAAGTAGTATCCAATGAAAAGGCCAAGGCCGTGGCGCGGCAATTGAAAACCCTTCAAATACTTGACATTAAAAAGGAATTGAATGTCTACGTTCCCGCGAGCAATCAGTATCGTTCGGGGCGATGCTGGATGTTTTCTTATTTGAATGGATTGCGTTTGTCTCTTATTTCACATTACAAGCTCCCCCCCACCTTTTCCCTCAGTGCAAGTTATATGATGTTCTGGGACAAGTATGAGAAATGCAACTATTTTTTATATCGCGCGTCGTATTATTCCAAAGAAAGTATGGACCACATTGACAATCATTTTTTATATAGAAATATGATTAGTGACGGCGGCACGTGGAATATGATTCAAAACATTGTGGAGAAATACGGGGTGGTGTCTTATGACGCCATGAAAGAGTCCTATCATTCCATGGACACGGATCAAATGAACGACGTCTTATTCAACGTGTTGAAACGGGGTGCACGGGAGCTACGCCAGCAACCGAAATCCAAACATGGCGCAATCATCAAGAGACAAATGAAAAAGATTCGCGGATTTTTGGTGAAATGTGCGGGGAGGTCCCCACCTACTCAAGTGGCATGTATAAAAGACCCAAAGAAGAAATGTAGTCCTACAATATGGTATGAAACAGATGTGAAGCCTTTGCCCGGAAACGACGTACAAAAGAAGGTCGTCTTAGTCCATGTACCGCATTTAGACGAAAATCAGTATTACACGATCCAAGAGTTAAACAATATGGAAGGAGGCAAGCAAATCTATTATTTTAATGTCAGTACACGAAACTTAAAGAAGGCGATTCTTCATCAATTGACGAACCATATTCCGGTGTGGTTTGGGTGTGATGTGGATAAGTTTCATCATAAAGACGAGGCACTACTGGACAACAAGGTGTTTTCGTATGATTCATTTCCCTTTTCCAAACAGGAGTTGTTTCTACAAAAAACCAACGCCATTCCATATTATCAAACGAATATAAATCACGCCATGCTTTTTACCGGATATTATTACAAAGCGTCGCAGAAGCAGACCCCGTTGTATTGGCTTGTGGAAAACTCGCATTCCTCTAAAATGAAACGTTTGTCGTTTGAAGACAATCACGGGCACTTGACCATGTCCGATTCATGGTTTGATTCGTATATGTTGATGGCCGTCGTGGATGAAAACGCATTACAACAAGACACATTGGCTTCAAAAATAAGAGACAAAGACAATGTGAAGATTCTACCCAAGTGGAGTAATTTGGGGGAACTTTTATTTCAGTAGAAATCATTGATTCGTAGATAAGTTTGTTATTTCTTTATCAAAATCATTCAAATTAGTATTGAATGGACTGTCTGGCCCAATAAGATTCATTATATCATCCCGAAACTGTTTTGAATCAAAGGGTTCTTTCTTTTGAATCCAATAGGCAAAAAGATACACAAAACACAATAAAAGAAGAAGAACCAAAAAACGAATAGAACGATTCTTCATGAATATATAGTATAGTAGTATTAAATAAGTCGCTCTACGTCATCTAATTTTGTTTGAATCTTGTTTAAATAATTCAATTGTTGTTGGAACTTTGTTGCCAGTTTATCATCGTCGATAAAATCCATGGGTTCTTTACAATCGCATCCTTTTTGATAGAGACAAATTAGAATCAATACCAAAAAAAACAATCCCGTGATCCATTTTAATTTTGTTTCCAATTTCATTCTATAGTATAATTGTATTTTTTATATCTTTATAAATTAAATGCCAAGGTCAAAATGCCCTAAAGGTACGATATGTATCGAGAATTACACAATTGCGTTTCTTTGTCTCTTGTTAGTACTGATTGGTTTCTATATGTACAAGTATTCGCATTCTCATGATCCTACGTTATTCGTGCAACCAACTACACCGCCTCCGTTGATGTTTAACGTTGCCTCCAATAGTGGATATGACATGATGCGACCCTTGGCTCGTCCAGGATTATCGTACAATCGCAACCCCTCGGACACGTTGCTGAATCCCTACAGCCCGCCCTTGACTCACAATGCCCCGCATGCGTATAAACAAATTGGGTATTTGAAAAACGATCAATATGGCAATAAATTATTCCCCATTTTCGCAAAACCCGTACACTTGCGTCGAGACAAATGGTATTATTATACTATATTTGACAACATCAAATTGCCGATATATAGTAATGGAAGGAAGTGCTCCAGCGAACATGGGTGCGATTCGCTCATGAATGGAGACACGATACAGTTGGAAAATATGAATGAAGCATTTCAAGTCAGTCTCTATGACAATCACACACTTACCTACGACCCGGTTATTTAAATGAAAGCCCCGCCCTCCCTTGAGCAAGATATAAGGAAACAAGAAAGGATCCAAGTCCCATAACATACACGTGTATCCAATGAGGAGGGCATTGTTTTACCCCCATTTTAGCCGCTAAACTACAGTGTTGTTTATGCGAGGCAAATCCCCAAAAAAGAGCATTTAGAAGAAAGAATAAAATCAGTATTTGACGGATAATCGGTATCATTGTATATATATGTATGATAACAATAAAAATTGATTCAAACTTATGTATATATGGATGTATCTATAACCATACATTATGGACACTCCGGAAATTATGATTCAGGAATACTTGAAACAAATGAGCCCCAGCGAGAAAATCGCCTACGACATTGCCGTCAAAAATCTAGAAAGCAGTTTCGATATTGAAAAGTCAATTGGATTCAAGGAGTTTATGGAAAACAGGCAGAAAGACAAAGAGACCACAGCCTAAAGGTCGGTGTCTGAT